CTTGGGCTTAGGCGGTTTCCTGGCCTTTACCATGACCCCTCCAGTACTTATTCATAATATGACTGGGTACTCGCAGACTGACGTGATTGCGCGAACCCCAGTTGAAAATGTCTTTCTCTTTGCGCTTTATCTGGCGAGCAATAACCCAGGCTGGCGCTTTACCTGCCACACGCCGGATGTATGCAGTCTCTTTTTCAGTGAGAAAACGTCTGTATTTGCTAACCATCTTCCTCATCTCCTGCCAAATATCCATTGGGGTCGCGATATACCACGCTCTCCAGAGCACAGGATTCGCAACAGTAGGTTTCGTCTTCAGCTAATGGGTTAGTGCAGCTACAGCAGTAACCAGCGCCGTTTACCAGTTGGCGCTCCATCTCTCGCATGGGTTCAAGTGTTGGCATGGCTTTTCCTCCGACGACTACGCATCCGTAACCACCTGACATCTGTGAGGTGGGATGAGTAATCGAAGCTGGGTATTTGTGAGGGTGGTAGTTCTGGCTTGCGTTTAGTGCGGGTTGTGACGCGGAAAATCATATTGTCTATCGCGATTTGGGTAACGCTTCGTCGTCGTGTCATGCGATCATCCTTTTGTCAGGTTTAATCGCCATGCCGGGAGCAAATTCGAAATCGCTTTCGCACTGATTGCCCCACATATCCCAGCCTGGAACTTTATCGCGGCTGAATAGCTCGCAGCGCGGCGTATCGCCCAACAACCTGGCCAGCATGTCTCTGACGACAGGCGGCTTTGCGCTGTGTTCCATTCGAGGGGCGGTGAAGTGCTGGCAGATTGATGCATCCATTCGTTCAGGGAGTTTTCCTCTCACAGCAAACAGGCAGTCCTCGCTATTTGCCCGGGTCATGTGGCCCATGCCGATCGCACTGTTGCCTTTGTGCTTGTTCACTTTGTGCCAGGTAAATCCCTTCATGGTCATCAGCCGAAAACCCCACGCTTCGACAACCTTCAGCGCCTCTACCGGCTGCGTCGGAACCCACCACATAGCGAGTAGACAGGAATCAGGATCAGCCAAATCCCATACTGGCAATCGGCAAATATCCTGCACGTTCATAACATCGTATTTATGGCCGGCGCCGCGATTGCCATCATTTGCTTTGTCGCGATATTGCCAGGGCGGATCCGCATAGATAAGTCGGTATTTGTTCATCTCATACCTCAGAAAAAGGCGTATAGCTGATTCAGCACGTTCTGGTCGGTAGTGCGGCCGAAGACATGCTTTATCGCTGCGTTAATCATGGCGTTGTAACAGCGCTCGAATTCATCGGCTTCCATGCTGGCGTAAGACAGGCTCTTTGCTTCTGTCCTCACTTCACCGTTCAGCCTCACCGTCTGCTCGTAGAATCCGGCCAGTATTGTCAGGTCTTTGCGGAACCTGTCGAATTGCGTGGCTTCGTCCATATGCTCTAACCCGGCACGATTAGCGCACCAGTGCTGGAAGCAGAAGTTGAAGAAGGCGAACATCTTGCGGTGAAAAGCGGGCTGTCTGGTTAACTTGAATTCGGCTGTGTACATCTCGCCGTTTTTGAACTTGGTCAGGCGGGGTAAATCATGCTCAAACGCCGGGGCGAATACTCCCCCTGCCGTTTTTATCATCTCGATTTGCATCTTTCACTCTCCCACCTCCATCAGCTCATCGGGAATGTCTACCTCATCGCCAAGCTTTTTCGCCAATTTCCTTGCCTCTCGTTTAGCTATGCCCGGCGCAAAGCGACCCTTTGCCATGCAGTCATGGATGTTATCGGCAGCCGTTCCAAGGAAGAGGTGATCCGGGTTAATGCAGCTCCGGACATCGCAACGATGGCATACCATTAACTCCCCTGGATCACCCTTGTATTTTGCGTACATGAAACGGTGAATCCTTTTCTCCTTTCTGCCGAACCTTGCCACGCCATATCCACTTGCATTTAGTTTTCCTGTCCATATCCAGCATCCACACTCTGGTACGGTCATTGTTTGTTTCAGAATTCGAACAACGGGATCCATATACTGGTTAGGGGGAGAGCATTCTTCACATAACTTCCCGTTATTGAAATCTCGCTTATATGCTTCAAATAGATTTCCACACTTACATCTGCACTGATAAATTCGCCTGCTTTCTTTATCTGAGCGAAGCGGCATTAAAATGGTCCTGCCGCTAAGCTCTGATGTTTTTACTTTCATGTGCGAACCCACCCTTTCCCGGTAACGTTTTTAATCAACCCAGCTTTGCGCATCGACTGTAATCGGCGATCAACAAAACGAAATGGATAATCAGTTCCGCCTTCGCTTGCGATACGTTCGCTTTCGACTTGAACATCGCGGACATAGATTTTGTGGAATGGAGTTGGATGACCGCCGATTTTGTTCAGAATCATCTGGTCGAGTGCCTTGTATTTTTCTGATGTTTTTACTTTCACGATTTATCCTCAAATAAAAAGGCCACTGTGTAAGTGGCCCTGTCAGTGGGTGGTCGGTTCAAATTTCTGTGACATTTTCATACTGCCAGACCTCGTTGTAATCTGACGCCTTCATGTTCGCGATGTAGTTAAACGATGAGGCTGATTCGGTAGGAAGAAACTGATGAGATTGCGGATCCAGATAAAGCGGTATACCGCCTTCCCATCCCTCTCCGTTGCGCTGTTTTTCGAGCATCAGAACAGACGCAGGGGCCGCCAGCGCTTTACGCTCCTTATCGTCCAAATCCTCGCCCTGCTGCTCCTTCTGCATGGCTTTCTCACGCACCTTGTTACGCCAGATTATGAATAAATTATCTGTAAGGTCAGTGATAGAACCGGATCCCTTTACATCCATCTTCCCGGTGGGTTTTTCCTCGCTGTCCCCTTTCCGGCTGTGGGTCACAAGGAGAACATGGCAGTTGGTTTTGTTCTTGAAGTCGCAAAGTGAGTCAACAAATGCCTTTTGCCCGTTGTAATCATCATCGCCAATCCCGCATTTCATCAGGCTGTCGATAATGAAAAGCTCAATGCCGTATCGCTTCCACGCATAGGTAAATATTTCAATCAGGCGATCTGCTTTTGCGGTTCCCGTTAATCCGAAAAGCCATAACCGGTCATCGTAAAAGTTAAATGCCGCATCAATTTCAAGCTGAGGAGGAAGCTTCAGGCAGGTTGCCTGCCGCGTGAGCCTTTTCAAAAGAACGCCCGGTTTAAGCTCCAGAGACGCTACACAGGTTTTAACACCCTGTCGCATTGCCTCCAGCGTCATATGACCAACAACCTCAGTTTTCCCGTGACCGTTTACGCCGTTAACCAGCGTTAGCTCTGCCTGGCGGAATGCGAAGTTATGGTTAAGCGCTTCCCACGGGCTGTAAAACATACACTGCTCTTTGCCGTAGAAAGCGTTCACTGTGTCCTGGTAAAACTCTCTGGCGCTGTAAAGCTCTTCCGGGTCGAAGTAACTGGCCCGAGCCAGATAACCCATGACATCATCGCCAGAAAGGCCCGC